CTCCTGAGACCACAGGCACATCCACAGAACCCCTACGCTTCAGTGATATGGACCTTGAGGAACGTCAGCTGTCTTACGGTCGTACCGGGTTTGCGTTGCAGTTCATGTTAAACCCTAAGCTGAGTGATCGTGACCGTTACCCCCTAAAGATTAACGACCTTATCATTCACGACGTTGACGTTGACAGTGCTCCTGAAAAGATCGTGTGGTCAAGTGACCCTGAGAAAGCAGATAGAACACTACCTAATGTAGGACTGGCAGGAGACCGCTACAAACGTCCCAGTAGCCTTGTAGGAGAACTAATACCGTACACAGGGTCTGTCATGTCTATTGATCCTTCTGGACGGGGTAAAGACGAAACGGCGTATGCTGTAGTCAAGATGCTTAACAGTCAGTTGTTTGTACCCGATGCTGGTGGTATTAAAGGAGGGTACGACGAGGTGACGTTAAAACGTCTCGTGTCTATTGCTAAAAACAACAAAGTTAACAAGATCGTTATAGAGTCTAACTTTGGTGACGGTATGTTTATGGAACTGATTAAACCGTTGTTTCGTAATGAATATCCTGTAACCATAGAAGAAGTACGTAGTAGTAAACAAAAAGAACTTAGAATCGTTGATACGTTAGAACCTGTACTTAACAGTCATCGTCTTATTGTTGATCCTAAAGTTATCTCTAACGACTACCAGTCTGCGTTAACGTATCCTATAGAGTCTCAAGCTAGGTATATGTTATTCTATCAACTATCACGGATAACAAGAGAACGGGGTAGTCTGGCTCATGATGACCGTCTGGATGCGTTAGCTATTGCTGTTGCTTATTGGGTAGAACAAATGGCTGCTGATGTTAACAAGAATATGTACGATAGAAAACAAGAACTACTACAAGAAGAGTTAACAAAGTTTACTGATAGCTTCTATAAACGTAAACGTTCTAATAACACTCTTCTTTGGAGTTAACAAATCTCTCCTTATATCTACTAGTTAATGTCTGTTATAACTGTGATGAAGTAGTTAGTTTAAATACAGTTATATTGTTATCGTTATTAGTTATGGTTTATTTATAAACACACCTATCCTTAAAGACGTTAGAAAGAAGACGACGATAATAACGAAACGTTATAGATGTTAGTTAAAGGTAAAAAGCGAAAGAACGAAGTATGAGCTTTTTCAATAACTGATTATAACGACGACGTTTTAAAGTGTCCGTTGTTGTTAGTTGTTTTGATGAAGAGCTACTAACGATAGATAGTTTCTGTTAGACGAAACGTTATAACTGCACTCTCTTTCCGAGCCAAGAGGGGCTATAATACCAAGTTACAACCGTTACAGGTTGAGTGTCAAGACTAGAGTTGTAAGTCGTTGTTAATGAATGAATAAAAATACGGTACAAAATGACACACCTAAATTAAAGCAAATAGATTGTTAACGCTTTACTAAACAATATAACGTTAGTATAGTAGTTAACAGCGATGACGAACAACGACCAGACTGACGCTCTTATGTTTGATTTAGATAACCTCATACGACGGTATCAACAAGAGTACGACCTCAATGATCAGACAATCGTAGGTGCGTTAGAGTTCGCTAAACTGACTGTTTTAACAGACGCTGAGATCATTTTTAGCCCGGAAGACCTAGACGAAGACGACGGTTTAGACGACCTGATCAGCCCCTCTTTTTAAGAAATTTGGCAGAAAAATCTGAACGGCTTACGCTATATACGCGCGCATTAATTACCCCCGTGCGTGCCTGCGGTTTTTCTACTGGCAGGGGTGGTGTTTGTAATAACGAATTAGACATAATGACTATTTGACGAAATTAGTGTAGTTATTAGGTATCTGATAATCAGGGGTTTATGAAACGCAAACAGAATAAGTCAAGTAGTGTATTGAATCGTTTACTAGCTAGCTTGTTGATCGGTAACTAAAGCTTGTCAGCCTGTCGTTCGCAAATCAACAGATCAGCCAGTCGAATTGCGTCAAGGGTTGCTGATTGAATCGTTCGCTAAGTGCAACTAATTTGCATTTGGATTTATCGTTTTAGCGCGTCACTCTTTTCCAAATATGGAAGTAGCTTGCCAAATATGGAAGTCATCTAGATTTACTCTTAAAACTCTTTCAATCAATTTGCTTTTAACTTTTATAAAACTTTTTTTACTTTTTTTATTCTTTGTAAATCAGCAACTTATGAAAGAAATAGAAATTATTTTTAAACAAAGTATTGACAACTTGCAAGAAATAGTATCAAAGGAAAAGCATTACAACTTATTACTAACTCAAAACTTATTACTTATGAAAATCTTACAAACAATCACATTACAACAAGCTTTAGAATGGCAAGAGACCGACGAAAAGGTTTGTTATATCTGCGATACCTTTGGTCTTTATGCTCACATGACAAATACCATCGAGCTAATCGAGTCTTACATGAGGCATCTCTTAAAGTTTGACGAAAGCTCCCGGGAGATTTAATCACTACAAACACACACACTATTTTATTACTTATCATGAACCAAAACGAATTCGACTCACTTATAGACTCACTTGTTGACTCTGTTAAAGATTATAATCTCGATGATTCATTCGATCATTACAACGCAATCGTGGAAATCTGTGGCAATTGCAACTATTCGTTCGAATACTATCGTGCTTGGCAACTGGTCAACTTTGTACGCTTCGAACACTTCAACATTGAAGGAGGATTAGGCTTATTTTATGAGGCAGAAATGGAAGTGGAAGGTAACGGGCACAATACCGATGATGTTAGCCTTGATGATTATATGCTATCGTTCGCTTTTAATATCCTAAAGGTTGCAATTCTTAAAAAGTACAAGGAACAAGTTAAAGAGGAGGTAGCATAACATGAATAACGAAAACGATTCACTTGAAAGGCATCTACCAAAGACCTCTAAAAAGACATTCTTACTTTACTTGTTACTATCTCCAATATTGGCAATGGGTGCTTGGTTGTTACTTATTTGGTGTTGTCTCAATACCGATGCTAACTAATAAAAACGAAAGGAAAAAACTTATATGAAAATAAAACCTAAACTTAACTATTCAATGGAAGGGTATGGCAAACTTGACAAAGATAAAACTTACAAAGCCGTAATAGCAACCAACCAACCCGATTACAAAGAAAAGGGTAAGATATTTGTATTACCTAATGAAGATTTACGAATTGAATTATTACTTACTCGCAACGAATACGAAATAGTAAACTAATAACGAAAGGAAAAAACTTATATGAAAATTAAAAATACTTACGAATATCAATTTCCATCCTATGCACTTTGTGCATTATTCAATGGAGACTTTGACGGGTTGGAAGAAGAAGACATAAAGCACATTGAAAAGTTTATGAAGGATAACGAACATATTGATGTATTTGATGACAAGGAACCTGATCAGGAGCCCTACTTTACACATTATCCAGAGTTTGGACTTGCTTGTGATGTTGTCGATCTTGTCGGGATAGAATTTGAAAAAGAGGAAAGCTGAAATCATGAATAAACTCTTATTACCTCTCTTGCTACTCTTAACCGCCAGTTGCAATCATCACAAGCTAACCGATCACCATCCTATTGACACTTGCCCGTCCGATGAAGGCTTGTCTTGTCCGATTGACGGCTCACCTTGCCCATTTTGTGGGCGTACTCTTAAGAGTTATTGACGAGCGAAGAGAGCAATAACGATGAGAGCAAAGCGAACATTAACCGATAACCGATAAATAAAACCAATATGAATACTGAAGAACAAAAAACCTTGGACTTACTTGTCCGTAAACTTATTAAGAGCGTACATGAAGACGCAACCGAGTCAGATTTAGACTGTCTTGTCGATGACTTCCATAATGACTTTATAAACTACGAATGTAGGGAAGCCATAAAGAACTGGCATGACAGCGAATAAACAAGAGCAGTTACCGAGCAAAGCGAGTAAGTGCGATGGGAGCAAAGCGACTGCCGTCTGCAAACACTGTGGCTTAACGCTTCAAGGCTCGGAAAACGAGGGCGAAGATATATGTGTAGACTGCCTAGCTGATCTATGCTTTAAACCGAGTGCAATCATTAAAATAGGTTGCATCAAACAAACCGAAGCTGATAACGAACCGGAGGAAACCGACCAATGTCAATGATAACAC